AATGCTACGCGAACACCTTTCACCTGTGTGCCGATAGCTGTGTCAGCATTGGTAGGCTGCGTACCGTCATATAAATCTATGAAGCCGCTATTGCACAATGTAGAAAGCGAGGTAGCTTGGGCATTTACAGATGCGTTCGCCATTTGTGTGTTCATTGCCATATTACTCTCCTATTAAGAATTTTTACAATGGTCTTTATTTAAAAAGTCCAGAAATTTACATACTACACAACCAACTCTGTTCCCCTTTAAAGAAGCGAGGTACGCTCGTCTGCTAATTGTTTCACCGTCATCTCCGCCTGTTGAGGCATTGGTGAGCATGTCGTAAGCAACGATGATTTTCCATGCTCTTGTGCCTGACGGTGAAAACAGGATTGCTGGTATCAGCCACAATATAGAAATTGCAACACCAGCAAAACCAATCAACGAAAGCGTAATTAAAAGTAAACGCTGTTTCATATTAGAATCCCGCTGGAACTGCTGGCAAAGTCAAGATATATGCTGCGGGGCTCGAGGGCATGGACATAGTTCCCGCTTGTATTTGTGCCAAGTCTGCGTAACACTGTAACCACACGCTAGAACGCCAAGGAACAAATGCCTGCGCGTCAGCTGCGAACGGTTGATGCGGGTCATTGAAGTAACTGGCGCAACTCACATCATCTCTATAACCTTTCTTCTGTGCGATAGAAATGATGTAGGCTTGCACTGCTTTATTATAAGTTGCTTGAGTTTCTGAAAATATCTCATCAGGTGTTTTAACAGCTTCAGCGGGGAATATAAATGCTCCGTTTGAATACTCAATACCAACAGTTGGCATCGGGTTCATATCCGTAATATCAACAACTTCAAAAGCATTATCAGCCCATTCAGGCAAGTCAGTAGATGTGAACTTCCACTGAAACTTACCATTAACTATCTGTGCGTAGACGCGACCTGCTACTGCTTCCATTAGTATTTCCCTTCTGAAAATGTGTTGATGAATACCGTGCCATCTTCCAATGCTTCAATTTCATGCCACTCGTTAGCAACAAGATTGACAGGTTGGGAGTGTTTGTCAAAAATGTACTCTTTACCCTCTTTACGAACAATGATGCTGCCTGCCGCGCACAGTGTAGCGTGAGCGTAAATATGCTCATGTTTTGGTAAGCCTTCACCCTTGTTAGCGTGGTAAATGTTTAACTGTGCCCCATCGTAAGTAAACTGATGAGCTGGTGTGATTGGTTGCGTACTCATATTACTAACAAACCTGTGGTCACTGGCTGGTTTAAAGCAGCTAGTTGAACTGGCGTTACAAACTCAACACCATTCCATGTATCACCTTCAGTCGGCATTGGATTCATATCCGTTATGTCCACGACAGTAAAAGCATCAAAATTCCATTCTGGAAGCTCTGCCTGTGTGAACTTCCAGTGGAACTTACCGTCAACAATTTGTGCGTATATTCTGTCAGGATGCGCTTGCATGATTTATCACCACTGTATTTTTATAAAACCAGCCACGCCAGAAGCGCCAGCGTTACCGCCGCCATTACCAGCACCACCAGAACCACCACCGCCTACCGTAGCTATGATTATCTGACCTGGAATTACTTGAATGACAACATCAATTGCCGTTACGTTGATTCCGCCATTGGCCCCATTAACAACACTTCCGCCTCCACCCGCGCCACCAGATATACCTGCATAAAAATTATTAGCGTTAGTGTTTACACCAGATCCAACCGTACCAGCGGTTGGGTAGCATCCAGTACCATTACCACCACCACCACCACCACCTCCCACTGAAGTGGCGTAACTGCCGAAGGAGCTTGTTCCGCCAGCTGCTCCAGACGTTCCAATAGTAGCATTTGATACCCCACCACCACCGCCACCAGTGCCACCAGCAACAGTCACAAGAAGTTGCCAAACACCATCTGGAACAATGAACGGAAACGTACCAGCTTGAGTAAACTTCGCCGCTCCGTGTACCACATTATTAGGCACGCCAATAAACTGCCTCTCAACCCCAACGCCAGGTATCCCAAACATGATTAGTAATCCCCTGCGTCTGGTGTTGACACTGCATGACCCGCAGCAACCGCCGTTCCTATTGCGTACAGGATTTTATGGCCGGGTTTCATTACCACGTTCAACGCTGCATCAATAGCCGCGGACGCCGCAGTTTGTGAAAGCGTATTCGCGGGAACTGTAACCTCAGCTATCAGTACGTTGTTTGCTGCTGTAGCATTAGCAGAACCATTATTGAGCCAGAACCGCATCACTGTTGCCACGTTCGTGCCGAGGTGTTGTATGTGCAATCTATTCACACGAGAGCCGTTAGCGCCAGCCGTGAATAAAGTACCTACTGCCCCAGTACCGTCTAAGGCTGCATTGGCAGCCGTGATTACTGATTGGTTCCAACTCGTAGCTGGTGCGATTGGTGAGATTGGTGAGGTATTTGCGGCCATGTTTATGTATCCTTAAAAAGTCGGAAAGAATTGTGCTTGTAGCAAGTTTGGCGGGATAACTGGGGCTGGTATGGCAGCTATCTTTGCCGTCACCAGAGCCGTAGTTGCAATCGCTGTGCTATTATCCGCCGTGGAACGTGTTGGAGCTGTCGGGGTGCCCGTTATCGCGGGGGAATCAAGCGGGGCAGCACCAGTGATACCGGATCCAGACAGCGGTCCAGCCGCGGCTGCTGCTGACAGTAATTGATTAAATTTCTGTATTAACTGATATAGGTCAACGAGCAATGCCTGTTTTGGGTCATCCGTACTTGCATCGCAGTTTGCGCTTGTTGCTGGTGTTGGAAATGCCATTATACTTTTGCTCCAATAAGTGAAACGTCTATCAGCGCATCAGCCAGTACACCCGATGCGTTTCTAATCTTAAACTCTGCTCCGGGCTGGCTGTTAACTGTGCTGGTCTTGTTCACCAGCTCCCACGTCCATGAACCACCTGTATTTTGCAAGGCTAAAATAGTGGCTTGAGTGATAGCCGCAATCTGTCCACTACTACTCCCAATCCTAAAATTTCCAGTTCCTACACGGTAAAACCAAGACGCTGTACAAGTTGCAGTATTAACATCATTAAAATCATCCTGCTGTATATTTCCATCTAACAGCGTAGTAATTTCATCAAACCTTGGTGCTGTACCCGTTACAGTAATCATTAGCTGTATATACCGTATTCCGGTACAGTTTGTCAAGGGCACCCAGCTACCAACAACAGTTCCATTCGCACTCGTGCCTATTTTCATACTTAACCCGACACTTCCCTGCCCAATCACGGTGACTAGAGGATTGAATGTGGTATCCACGCCAATGTCTATAACTGGGGTTGTGTACGTTATAGGACTGTTATTAGTACCTATGTCGTCTATATCGTTTGCCAGACTACTTATTGCAGCGGGAAGACCTGCAATTGTGGTTAAAGACTTGGCATAAATACTTCCGTTAAAAACGAACCCGTTCGTAATAACTCCTGGCCACAGTAGCTCACGTTCTTGCCTTTGTATAAGCACATTGTTCAAGCGGGGATCTGTCAGCGTTACAGTCAGGAAGTTAGCTGTTGCGGATTCATTGCCGAGCGAATCAACCGCTTTAATCGCAAACGTGTATGTACCCGCCGCAAGTTGATTACTCTCAAATGGCGAGTAGGTAATCAAGCCCGTCGGATGTGCGTCCGTCATTACCGTCCAGTCAGTTGTTGTGCCCAGATAGTATTTAATCCGATAGCCGCCGCCGTTGGTTACGTCAGCAGGCGCGCCTTTGTTGTAGCTCCAGCTATATTGTCGCGTGCCGTCAGCTTGCACAGTTACAAGAAAACTATCTACTGGCGCGGGTGGCAATTTAAGCATTGCACCTGTGACGGTATAAGCATAGGCCTTTGCGGTTGACAGGTCAGTTTCGCCGCTCTGGTATTGGTTAAAACTGGTAAATTTGAACCAGATTTGTTTGCCGATATAGGACGGGTCGATTTCAACCATAGGCAATGAGTCATCCACCCTTGCAAACGCTGCGCCGCTGGTATGGGCGGGTGTTGCCGTAGTGTAAGCGCCACGGTTTAACCCCGTTAAGGTGTAACTATTGGTAGCGGTTAACGTTGCCCCAGTGTATGCTAAATATTCACCGTCAAGATAGCATAAGGTGTTTAAAACAAGGGCGTCTGTTGATGTACCAGAAAGAAGTTGACCGCCTGTGCCTGCTAACGTAACCCCCAAGCTATTTACCCCATCTGAACCTGCTGAGGATGCACCAACAGAGGAAGTAGATACGCCATAACGAGCTCCCCCGTTAATTGTTGCAATTTTCTTGTATGTGCTACCGTCTAAACTAACCCACACATTCGCGCCACCCCAAGTCTCATCCAATCCTGAAACCGCTGCATATATGCCCAAGTTTGTTACGCTGGTCTTTTCTATAGGTGCTTCAAAGAAGAAAGGTTCGGCAATACCGCTTGGCGCCGAATTTGAATTAACCGAATACCCGCTGGATACTTGGGTACTTATTAGAGGGGGGTGAGCAACACCAAACGGAAATTCCTCTGCAATAACGGATAAACCCCCTTCAGGGTCTTCTGTTATTTCGCTTATTCGAACCTGTAAATGGTCTAGTCCCAATAGAGTATGAGTAATGGTTACAACGTCCATCGGTTCCAGTAAGCAAAAGCGCCAACCTAGTGTGAACTCATAGGTGTTGCGGATATACAAAGTTCTTTGAAGAACCATTTGTGCAACAGCGACAGCAACAGCTTGATCGCAGATTGCGTGCATAGCAATAGGGCTCTGAGTTCTGCGTCCGTATAGGTCAATATTTGCCAAGTCCGTTGCTTCAGCAATTGCAAGGTTATAATCTGAGCTTCTATCCCGATATTCAATCTGTATGCAGTTATAAGCGTCCGCTTGTGTTTTACGCTTGATTATTATGGGGTCATCCGCACCATTTAATAGAAAGTCGTCATCCGTCAGGTCATATATAGGTGTCACGTCTGGGGTATAGGTTACGCCGTTCCCTGTAACAGTAGTATCCCCATACGGAACAATTTTTAGTAACCCTTGCGACCATACAAGGTCAGAGTTTGTAGCTGTTAATAAGTCCGTCAGTGTTTGGGAAGCCTGCACTTGTTCTGTAAGTGCAGGGGATAGAAACAAGCCAAGTGCTTGGGTGTAGGTTTTGAATGTGGTTAAGCTTCCCATTTTAGAGGACGGAAATCCTACCCCAGCGGTCGGGCTGCTCATAAAGTCGCTTACAATAAGATCGGGCATTGCGTCCACAATGCCGCTCCCAAATATACGTGGCCCCTGTACCTCAAAACTTAAATTCGGTAAGGACGCTGAAGTGCCTAAGTTAAACGCGGAAGCACAGACAAACGCTGTGCTTGGGTAAGCGTAAGCGTCGCTCGGATAATTTGTAGTTAAGAAAGACCAAGGGGTTTGGCCTGGAGCCCCGCTAAACAAGGTCAACCCCGTTGCGGATAGCGTGGTGACTTCTTTACCTGACCACATTTTACCGACTCCGCTTATAGTACCCTCACCCAGTGCAAACATGGCCGCGCATTGGTAGGTATAGGTCGTATTGGATGACGTAACCCCGCCGCCTTTTCCGCCGCTTGATTGTGTTTGTGTGTGCGGGATAGCGAGAAAATTGCTGTAGTAGATTAAGTTACAGGACACTCTGGTTGTTCCCCAAACGAGCGGAATCGGCACCCCATACGTGCTTGACTGTATAGACAATGCTCCAATTTTATTTTCAGACGTGCTGATTGTATTGCCGCCAAACCCCATTAACTAACTCCCCTAATGCGCCAAAAGGTCACGTCCTTATCACCAAGCCAACCCTGAGTTCCGTCAGCAAGGACTACAGCTCTATCCTTTCGGGAAGCGTGTATAATTTCAGGCCATGTTGTTACGATTGCACCGTGCGAAAAACACCGACCAACTTTGTATAGTGATACGTCACCCGCCATTGGGCTTTCTACTTGGTCAGCGTATGCAGTAATGAATCCCAAGTAACGTTCTTCGTCCCTGTGCATCATCCAGTCCATTGGGTAATCCCCTGTATCAAACTCTTTTATAAGTCCAACAGCAGAATAGACCGCAATTAAAATCTGAGCACAATCAACGCCTGCACCTTTTACCCGTGCGAGATGGTGATATGGTGTGCCTAGCCAACTTCTTGCTTCAGCAACTATAAGGTCTTGTATTGTCATCACATGCTCGTTTCTGGAACTGGGATTAGAGGGTACGCCCTCCACTTTAACCCGTTTCCGAATGTGTTCGTGCATGTGGTATATCGCTTATCACATCCCGGAAATGCAGTAAACGTGTCACCAGTGTTTGGCGTAAATGGTAGAGGGTAGGATAACGAAAATACTCCAGAGCTGTAGGACTTAATTGTTCGTTTCGCCCCAGTGTTCGGGCCCGAGGTTATAACCATTTCACCCAGCGCAAGATTCCCGCTCGCTGTAGCGTTAATGTTGGTTTTTGTACTTCCAGAATTGATTGTAAGATTCTGGCCGAAACTTGCTTTATTGACGCCACACCCTGTATCGTACACGCTGTTAAGACACCCTGACTGGTACAGGTTACGGGGCATCTGCGTGTTGAGTAATATTAAGTCAGAACTCACTGTTAAATTTGCCGAGGTACTCCCAACTTCTGTTTCGGTTATTTGACCAGTAAAGAGGATTACTGCACCCGCTGGGGTAACACCGGGCGCTGATGCAAAAATGCGCTCAAGTTGGTAATTTGCTCCATCCAATATACCATTAGCAATGGCTTGTAACCAAGGAAGACCGTTAATGGTATCCGTCAACCCCGCGTTCATTGTTATGCTCAAGGTGTCAACCTGCACCCCCTTAACTAATCTTGTCACCCCACGTGAGAGCAGAAGTGAACTCAGAAATGTTCGCCCGCTTTCAACTACGGTCACGTCTGCACTTGTAAACCTAACCACACTGGTATCAGCAAGAGTGAACGTGTGCAAATCCGCCATCCAAAATTGTCGTGACGTACTAAGCAACGTAACAAGAGCGGGAGGTGCTGTCTTCATAGTTTTACCGTTTTGAAAGTCAATTGTTTAAGGTCATATAACCCTTGCATAAACTTATTGAATTCACTGGTATCTTGGGTGAAGCGAACCCGCCAATAGTATAAGCCTGACCATGTTAACACAGCGCCTGCTGTTGGTGCATTAGAAAAGGTTATTACCCCCAAGCTTGACAAGCTGTAGTCTGTTACAGTAACGGCGGCGGTCGTGGTTGCAATGTAACTGGTTGAGGTCGCGCTAATTTCACACTGTGCGCCCCATATATAAACGGTTCCCGTTATTGATGCTGTGGTGCGGTCGCACGGCCAGAATTTGAATATAAAATTACCCGTCACTCCGGTAGTCACGAGGATTGTCCATCTATACCAGCCGGAACCCATTGATGTTAAAGTGCCAAGCGTTACACTGGGCACGCCACCCGACCAAGCCACATAGGCGTTGGTTACAGTATCACCATTCGCAAAACAGGTAAAGGTTGATTTTGTCGATGTGCCTTGCTTGATATAAATCGAGCAGGCAAATTGCGTTCCCGCTGGGTAGGATGTAGGCGTCTGCTCGGATATTTGTGCAGGATTGACGGTATCGGTATCATTAGCCAAATCTGCTGTTACAGTACCGTCTGGCGCTGTGCTTGCATTGGCAGTTACAGCTATCGCGCCAGTCTTAACCCATGTTGAATCGTCAAAGGTGGAGGATTGCAATAATAAATTCGTGCGCGGTGTAGCATACTGCAATTGCGTACCCTGCCAGTCAGTCTTGTAGATTGACGGTGCGCCATTGACGTTTTGCACTGGCTCACTGAAACCCCCGTATGTGCGAATAAGACCGAAGGATGTAGTAACGCCATCACCTGTTCCAAACTGCTGAGCGGTTACATTGTGGTCATCTGGGTCTTCAAATAGGAAGGTATCGAACTTGCCCATTCTAGCGTTAAAGAAACCAACTAAGGACTCTAACTCTGAATATGAACCAGTTCGTAGAAACTCATAAGCCAAGCTATACGTCCATCTAGGATATGTCATAAATGCAGCGGCAAGTTCCTTACCACTAACAGACTCCTGAATTGCAGTTTTCCATTCGGGAGTTTTTTTAATGTTCCACGTTAAGCCTGGCATTACTGGGAATACAGCTTCACTCATTATCGTTTCCCCATATTAAATTGACGCATTTGTTGTTGAACTGCGGTTGCAATATGTTTCCCGTTATCCTTAAATAAACGTTCAACGCTCTTGCTGTCTACTGCGTGAACGTGTAAATGTATCTCACCACCCGAACCACCACCTTCCGCCATGCTACGAACTGCGTCTGCTTGGGCGCGAGGTAAAACCATTTCCTTCTCGTGTAGCTGTGTAAGAGGGTTTACACCTGCTGGGATGTCGAAACCTTGTTCCGCTGCGGGTACACTGTAAGCCATCGCCGCTGCGTAGGTTGCAGCACCAACTTCAGGAGCCATTGCCCAACCGTATAAAGGTATTGCAGCAACTGACGCCATTGCCGCGCTTGCTGCCACCGCAGCGTTACCCGCAACACCAGCGGTGGCTGCTGTTTTACTTAGTATCATTTCTGTCGCTTTTTGGATAACCCATTCCGCGGCAACTTTTGCCAATGTTTCAATTACCGCTTGCGCTACCATTTGGAACATTGATTTGATAGCGGTCGCCATTGTCATTGTTCCACTTAGCATTCCTGATATAATGTTAGCCAGACCGTTTTTAATGGTGTCAAACATTGACTTCCAGTTCTTGTTTTGCTCTAGTGTACTTTGCTTTGACAGCTGACGCATTTTGGCGTCATGCTGCTGTTGAAGCTGCAATAGTTGGGCATTGATTTGAGCAACAAGAACGGGGTTTTTGTCTGGGTCTTTTGCAGCCAGTGCCAGACTGTCTTGTAGGGCCTTTTCTTTAATTTGATAGATTTGGTTCTCAAATTGTTGCTCCTGCTGTATTTCCTGAAGTTTAGTCTGTAACCCTAATTCTGTCCGTAATCTACTAGCCTCTTGTTCCTGCGTAACAAGGTCCAATTTATGGGACTCAAGTGTTTTAGCGTATATATCGTCTATCTGTTTTCTCTGCTCAAAAGCTTGCCTATGTATTGCTACAATTTGTTTCTGTGCTTCTGCATACTGTACGCTATCCCTCCCGTATGCAGCACGCATCTTATCCGCGTATTTGTTAGCGATAACCAGCTTGGCGTCTGTATCGTTTTTAACCGCTTCCATACTGGCTTTAAGATTTGCCATTTCGGTACTGAAGTTCTGTTTGTCTATTGCAAGCTTGAGGTTTGCAATATTCATTCTTACTGCTTTTTCGCTCTCGGTTCCCTTAGTTACAAGGCTCAGCTTGGATTGCCAAAAGTCAACCTCCTGCTGCTTACTAAATTCTTT